CGAATAGTTGAGAATGTTCAGGCTACCCCAATTGTACGTAAACAAGCTGATGAGATTTACAATGTAAATGGTAACATTTATAATGTATTGCACTCTTATCACACTAACGTTTCAGTACAGAAAGGTATGTCTGGTTCACTGTTAATTGGTTGTAATTCTAGACTTAAGAACAAAATCTTAGGAATTCAAACTTGCAGAAATTCTTCAAACTACTCTGGTTATTTTAGACCAATAACCCAAGAAGCTTTAAATAGAGTTATCGATTCATTTCATGATAAATCTATTTTAATAGAGAATACATCAGTTATTTTAACAAATACTGATTCTGCACCTATTGGGGGTAATAATCTTCAATATTTAGGTAAAATTCCAAAGACAGAAGTCATAAGTCAATTAAGTAAATCCAAAATCATACCATCATTAATTCAAGATGAAACTGTATTAACTCAATTGCCATCAGTTTTGAGTCCATTCGATATTAGAATGGAGGAAAATTTGCAAGGAGAAAGTGTAATCTATAGAGCTATGTCAGGTTTTGATGAAAGCATTGGTACTGTAAACACAGAAATACTAGATCGAGCTACTCTTGATCTGAAAGAAGAATATAACACCTTCTTAGATTATCAAGGTTGCGAGAGAAGACCACTCAATAATACTGAAGTGGTAAATGGTATTCCTGGTTTCTTAACCAAAGTTGACATGAAAACTTCTCCAGGGTATCCTTTCGTAAAACAAAGGACTAACACCAATATCTCTGGAAAATATGAATGGTTTGAAAAGTCAGACGACTGTCCTGAAATGTATGGAGAATGTTATTCTATGAAAAACGTTCTCAGTGCTGGGTTGGAACTTAGAGAACAAGCAGCAAAGAAAGGTATTAAAATACCCACAATTGCATATGCTTGTCTCAAAGATGAAACAAGAGCACTAGATAAGATTCAGAATGGTAAAACACGTGTGTTTATGACTTTACCCATGGATTACAACTTATGTATTAGAAAATACTTTGGCGCATTTGTGGCTTGTATGCATGCTTGTGCAGGAGTTAAAATAACTTCCTGTGTAGGTATAGATGCTGCATCCCAATGGAGAACATTGTATGATAAACTAATGGCTAAGAATGTTGTCTGGGAAGATTTTGATTATAAAAATTGG